CAAAGAACAAAGAACAAAGAACAAAATATTACTACTACTACGACTACCGCGCAAGCGCGCGAAGGCTTGCAGCAGTGTGTCGAGTGTTACGAGCAGAACATCGGCGCACTTCCTCGTGCCGCATTTGATAGCATTGTGGGCTATCTGGAACAGGTAGGGCCTGACTTTGTTTGCGAGGCAATCAATCAGGCCGCTATTAACAATAAGCGTTCGTGGGGCTATGCGCAGGCGATTTTACGTGACTGTCTGCAAAAGAACATTACCACCCGCGCGGCGTATCTTGCCGAAAAAGAAGCCAGAAGCCAGCAGAAAGGAACATCACAACGGCAGCAGATGAAAACCACACAAGAAAAGCTGCGCGAAATTGCGAAAGGAGGCATAGCAGATGACTTATCAGCAGACGGCGGCGCTCCTGTCGCTGGCTATGAACTACTGGGATAACATTTGCAGCAAAACGAACGCCGAGGAAACTGCCAAAGCCTGGGCGGCGTCGCTTGCCGACGTCCCCTACAGCGCCGCACTGAAAGCTGTGCAGGAGCTTTCCAAAACGCACCGATTCAAGCCAACTGTAAGCGAGGTGCGGGAAGCTGCTGTCAAATACAGCGCATACAACGTCGCCGATAACTGGTCTATGCGCCTTGCATGGGACAGATACAAAGAGCTTGGTATCCCGCTGCCAAAGTGGTTTTCCGCTGGCGTGGTGCAGCTTGGCGATAACGCACCAGAAAGCTACAAGCTGGCGATATTGGAAAACTGCGATAGAGAAAGAATTTCATGTTGAGGTGAAAAATATGCTGAATGTTGTTGCAATCATGGGTCGCCTTGCGCGTGACCCGGAGCTTCGCCAGACTACGACGGGCAAGAATGTTGCGTCGTTCCGCATCGCCTGTGATCGCGGACGCCGTGACGCCAACGGCCAGAGCCAGGCAGACTGGCTGGACGTTGTTGCATGGGACAGGACGGCAGAGTTCGTCTGCAAGTATTTCCAGAAAGGCTCCCTGATTGCCATTGATGGCCGCTTGCAGAGCCGCAGCTATCAGGACAAGAACGGCCAGAACCGCACAGCCGTTGAAATCGTGGCCCAGAACGCGAATTTCTGCGGCAGTAAGGAAAGTACCAGCCCCGCCTCGCAGAACGCCGCACAACGCACGCAGGGTGAACCTGATGCAGCACCGCCCGCCTATTCTCAGGGTCAAGCCGATGATTTTGCCCTCATTGAGGATGAAGGCGACCTGCCGTTCTGATTATGAAACGCTTTGAAATCATCACCTACTCCCGCTCTACCGGCGACATCACCCACTCCAAGCGCCTGTATTCCAAACGTTGGAACGCCGAAGCCGCCCTGCGCACCGCAGGTTACACCCAAAATCCCCGCCTGCTGGACATTTTGTACAGCGAGAAATTTTACGCGAAAGTAAAGGAGATAGCACCGTGAAAGTATTAGTTGCCTGTGAAGAATCGCAGACAGTCTGCAAGGCGTTCCGAGAACGCGGACATGAAGCGTACAGCTGTGACATCCAGGAACCGTCTGGAGGACACCCGGAATGGCATATTTTAGGTGATGCCCTGAAAGCAATCGATGGGGGGCAAATCGTAACGATGGACGGCAAGGCTCATGATGTAGGCAAGTGGGATTTGCTGATTGCACACCCGCCTTGCACGCATTTGGCGGTTTCCGGAATGAGATGGTTTAGTGAGGGCGTAAAGCCCTTAAGCCTGAAATATGATGCGGCAGCGTTTTTTCTGAAGTTTGCCGAGGCGCCGATTGAACATATTGCGATTGAAAATCCTGTTTCGATTATGAGCACTCTATATCGAAAGCCTGACCAAATTATAAATCCTTGGCAGTACGGACACCCAGAGCAAAAGAAAACGTGCCTATGGTTAAAGAATCTTTCACTACTGCGCGAAACCAATAATGTGTACGAATACATGATGACATTGCCAGAAAAAGAGAGAGCCAGGATATGGTGGTTGGGCAGCGGTCATGCGAAAGAGAGGTCTAAAACATTTTTTGGTATTGCAAAAGCAATGGCAGAACAATGGGGCAGTTTATGATACAAAAATACATAATCTACGGCAAGCCAATCACCAAAAAAAACAGCCCCCGCATCGGATACGTTGGCGCACACTGCCCGGTATGCCATAAGGGCAAGTACGCAAAAGTTCTGCCAAGCGCAGCCTACTTGAAGTACGCAAGAACTGCCAAGATGTATTTAAAACCAGCGCCCAAAAATCCGCTGGACGGACGCTACAATGTCAAGTGCTTGTATTACATGCCTACACGGCACAGGGTAGATAAAACAAACCTTGAAAGCGCCATCATGGATATTCTGGTTGATGCCAGGATTTTGAAAGATGACAACAGCAACATCGTAGCAGCAACAGACGGCTCCCGCGTACTGTACGACAAATCCAACCCCCGCACCGAAATTTTTATCGATGAGATGCTGGACGATGAACAGCCCGTGTAAAGACTGCCCAGACCGCCATGCGCATTGCCACAGCGCTTGTAATCGCTACGGCGAGTATGCGGCCATGCTTGAAAAAATCCGCGCACAGCGGCTTGCAGATGCCGCAGCGGACGCGGCAGATGCAGAGCGCGGAATTAAAATCCGCCGCGATGTCAGAAAATACGGATTATATAAAACAGGAAAGAGTTGAAAGACATGAAAGCCAGACTTCATCCCACCCCGGCCATGCAAAAAGCCATAGACGCCTATGCAGAAGCTAAAATTCAGGGCATCCAGAGCCGTGCGCAGGAGGCCGTCATGAAGGAGCGCAACGACATTGCCACCCGCGCTACCTATCTGTGCCTGCTGGCATGCTATCAGGTCGGTCTTTCTCCCCGCACCCTGAAACGGATTCAGGATGCAATGACAGGCCCGGTAGCCGATAAATACAACGAGTACCGCAATGACCAGCTTGCCGACCTCTGGGCGCAGGTAACGCTACAAAGCATCGGCATTGAAGCACCCAAAACAAAGGAGCCGCTATGACCAAAACAAAATTCTGCAAGACCTGCGGGAAAATCATGTGGGATGTACAGCCCACAAAGCGCTATTGCGATTCCTGCATCCGCAAGCGCAATATCAAAAGCGCGCAGGCGTCCTACCAGCGCCGCAGGGATGCCGGTGGTTTGAAAAAAGGCAAGAAACCCGCTGCGCATCCCTGCCTGAAGAAAACCATAAAACCAATTGAGCAATGTACCCGCGAAGCCGCCGCCCTTGGCTTGACCTATGGGCAGTATGTAGCCCGCGGGTTGGATAAGGAGTAATCGCAATGGGATTTGATATTACAGTCAGCCGCTACGATGTGGGCAAATGTCCGCACTGCGGAAAGCCAATCAAAGGCACAATGCAAGACTATAAGTATTCCTGCGGGCGTGTCTGGAAAGAGTATCTCGAAAAAATAGGCTATTATGTGCCATATGAAATCCGCGAGAAAGAGCCAGAACGCGATTTTTATGGAAAAGATATGACGCTCACATCCGAACAGGCAAAAGACCTTGTAACTTTTGCAAGAGAACACGATGTATTCGGTTGGGTAAGCATTAAGATGCTGGTCGATTGCGCCATAGAAAACGGCGATTTTGTGGTTATAAACGCAGATTGGTAAGGAGTGAGACTATGGACGTAGTTGAATTTTTCAAGACGGTAAACAGATTGCGCAAAAATCAAAGATGCTGCAAGGAATGCCCCATCCATAAAAATGACGACATGGGCTGCATGGTTAGGGCCGACGACGATTCAATTAAAAGCATCGATGAAACAGTTTCAAAAGTCGAGCAATGGGCGAAAGACAACCCAATCAAGACTCGCCAGAGCGAGTTTTTGAAGTTGTTTCCCGATGCGGAAACGGATGAAAGCGGGATTCTTATTTTTTGCCCACGCAAATTTGACCCAGAAAATATAAATAGCGTACATTGCCATAGACATGGGTGTTTGGAGTGTCGCAAAGACTACTGGCTCACGGAGGTTACCAACAATGACTAACATCACAACCCTGCGCCCCGGCGAACACTTCATGTTCAAGAATTTTGAGTGGGTATGCCTTGATCCGAACCACCCTGACGGCGGCTTGCTGGCCATTATGGCAAAACCGTGGGCAAAAGATGTAAAATTCTGCCCAAGTGATAAATTTGCCGACTTGAAGGGCAACTGGAACAACTACCGCACCAGTAATGTGCGTGGGGTTCTATCTGATATGAATAATGCTGTTTTTGGTGGAACATGTCTACTGGCACATACCGTTGACCTTGTTGCAGACAACGGCGACAGAAATTATGGCACTGTACAGGACTTTATTTTTATCCTGACTTGTGACGAGTACAGAAAGTACCGTGAGTTCATCGGGCGCTACGACAGTTGGGTGTGGACTGCAACACCATGGTTTTGCGGTTACGAGGATTCCGACACGGGATGCGGCGCGGCTATGGTTCGCTCTGCGGATATTGGTGGTCGGTTTGGCTGTGTTGGTGCGTGTCTCAACGGCGCTGTCGCCCCGGCTTGCATTCTCAATCCCGAATCCCTCAATCTGCGCCAGAGCATGGCATTTGTAGAGGAGATAGCAGAATGAAAAAAGCACTATTGGCAACATTTTGTATAGCCGCTCTGTTCGTTCTGATTACCCTGATGCTCCCAATCAAAGAAAATCCTGTCATAGAAGAAACGACGGTCTCTATCCAGCAAGAAATCGTATATGCCTATAATTACTACTGAAATGCTTACAAACAATTACGGTGGTGTATATGACCACCAAAATTATATATGCTACGGCGTTCAGGACGGAGACAACATCCTCGATGAGGAAGACCGTGTGGATTGTGTAACGATGCGAAAATCAGAAAAAGACCATAGTTATATAGAATACTACTACGAGCGCAGCATCTACGAGGACGGTACATACTATGACAGATATACCGGAGCGGCCTTGTACTTAACCAATGATATGCTAAAAAACCTGAGGACAAGCAACTAGAGAGGGCATAAGAATGAGCACAATTTTAAGATATAAATATGTCACGACCAGAAAACCGCACATCTGTTTTGGTTGTGGTAGAAACATTTTATCACCTGCAAGAATGGCATCGGTGGCCTACGCAGATGGCGGAACTGCTATGTCTTATTATTTGTGCAAGACTTGCGACACGATTGTTTCCAGCATGAGATGGGGTGATGAATACGGGTTTGGTGAATTGCGCGAAGAAGCGTTGAAAATGGAAAGAGAGGCATACCAATGAGCACATACACGCCAACCGGCGCAAGCCAGCCAATTCAGCTGGATGAAAACAACAACTTCATTGACCCTGTTACCGGCGAACTGATGCATCAACTTACGGTAGAGGAAATGCCCCGCCACACGTTTGGTGCAGAGCTACACGCAACGGACGCGGTACGGCCTACAGCACATTGTATAAGCGATAGCGGCGTATGCTTTTGCGGAGCAATCCACTATTGCGCAGATTTTACGGACGGCGATGACGATTGCTGTTACTGGCAGCAGAAAGAGCCTGCCACACAATCCCAGGCGGATACGGAGGACATAGAATGAACCTTGGAACAGTTATAAAATGCTGTCCGCGCTGCGGCGGACGCATTGTTGTAAGCAATCTGTATCAGTACTCGCTGAATTATACAATGCGCAAGGATGGCAAAATTGGCAAACGCTGTACGCGCGGTGATGATGGGGCTATGGACGTGAGCCTTGCTTCTTGCGAAAATTATAAAACCTGTGATGCACGATGGGAAGAAGAAGAATTTTTCGTTGAACCTGACGGAACTTTTTACGACTATAAGTACAGCGAGGATGAATAAATGGCAATCAGTAAAAAGACCCGCGTTGCGGTGTACAAGAAATTTGACGGTCATTGCGCTTACTGTGGCCGCCACATTGCCTACAATGATATGCAGGTAGACCACTTCAAGCCGCAGAGGGCGTGGAACCCAGAGGATTCCGGCACGGACGACATTGAAAACCTTATGCCGTCCTGCCGCATGTGCAACCATTACAAACGCGCCCACGACCTTGAAACATTCAGACGATACATTGCAGAGATTCCGCGAAAATTGCAAGAAAACTACATTTACAAGATCGGCATCGCTTACGGCAATGTGCTGGAAAATCCGAAAGCGATCAAATTCTATTTTGAGAAAGTGAGGGATAACCATGAGACTGATTGATGCAGAGGAAAAGAAAGAACCCACGGAGGTGAACGCAGATGACTGACTGGGAAAGCGTTAAAGACAGACTTCCACAAGCAAAACAAATGGTTCTTGCATACGAAGCAGCGTTTGATTCTATGTCTATGGCGTTCAGACTTCCGAACACAGAAGAATTTATCAACGCGGGCGATTATTACGCTCTGGACGCCGTCACCCACTGGATGCCGCTCCCCGAACCCACGGAGGTGACCCCAGGACAAAACAGCAACTAGTTGATGAATACGCCCGCGAACATCTTTGCGCGACATGCGAGTGGAAGAATGACAATATTTGCACGCTGCCGCGCTGCATGAAAATGGAAGAAAGGAGCAAAAATGAGAGAAAGACCGCTCAACCTAGATGAATATGGAATTTCAAAAGAAAGATACCTTGAATTAAAGCACTTTTGCAAAAGATACGCTGAAATGCGGTTGGAAATTGCTAGTGCAAGAGGTCTTGATGCGGTTTCAAATGACGGTTTGCCGCACGGAAACGGAAAGGCAGACCCAACAGCTAGAAAGGCTGACAGAGCGCTAAAGTTAAGCACAGATGTCCGAATCATTGAGGACGCGGCAAGAGAAGCAGACCCCTTAAACTGGTGCGCTCTGTTGAAAAACGTAACAGAGGGAACGGCTTACGAATACCAGCCTGTGTATTGCGGCAGACGGCAGTTTTACGAAAGCAGAAGAAAATTTTTCTGGCTTTTGGACAAGAAAAAAGGGTAACTGTGGGGACGTTGTCAAGTGGTATTATGAATATGCTGGAAACTGTAAAGAGGGTACATTACAGTCCATAGCAAAACCTCCTATTCTCGATACTGACAGCCGGGAAAGACCGGCATTTTATTTGCTGCATAGCCAGCCGCAAACTGGGACTGACCAGTCAATACGGCAAGGGCGCTGCGTTCCGAAGCAACGGCGCGGCAAAGGTGCAAGACCTATGTGCAGTACCAGAGGGCAGGGTCGCAACCTGTCTGTGTGAGCGTGCGCGGTATACCTCACAAATGATGACAATGGTCGTGCAAACGGCAAGCCGCACATGCCCTTGTAGCTCAATGGCAAGAGCCTTGGTGTGCCGGTTCAAGTCCGGCTGAGGGCACATGCTGGGTCGCTCCCACCGGTGAAAGCCCGGCGCAGGCTATTGTAAGGCGAGGTGATAAAGTGGCATCAAGAAAAAATCCGGTGGGCGCACCACCTAAATACAGAAGCGTAAAGGCAATGCAAGAAAAGATTGATGCCTACTTTGAAGCCTGCAAAGGACAGCCGTTCTTAGACGATAACGGCGAACCGATGCGAAATAAAAACGGCTATATCATCTATGACGATAAAAAGCCACCTACTGTGACAGGATTGGCGCTTGCACTTGGTTTTGCATCAAGGCAGGCGCTTTTGAATTACCAAAATAAACCAGAGTTCAATGACACGATTACGCGTGCAAAGACCCGTTGCGAACAATACGCCGAAGAAAGACTGTATGACAAAGACGGCTCCGGCGGCGCACAGTTCAGCTTGCGAGCAAATTTCGGATGGCAGGATAAGCCGGAACAACAGCAGGATAGCGAGGTGCTAATCATAGATGACTTGTAAGCTATCTGGCGTTGTTTCCCCTTGCTTTTCTAAAGTCCACCGTGAAATCAAGGCGGGCAATGTAAAAGAGCTTGTCGCAAAGGGCGGGCGCGGCAGTACAAAATCCAGCTATATTAGCATAGAGCTAATTTTGCAGCTGCTAAAGCATCCGCAATGTCACGCGGCGGTTTTCCGCAAGGTCGGAAACACACTGCGCACAAGCGTTTATGCGCAAATCGTTTGGGCTATCAATGAGCTTGGATTGCACGACCATTTTCGCTGCACTGTATCCCCTATGGAATGCACCTATTTGCCAACTGGGCAAAAGGTGCTTTTTTTCGGTATGGATGACCCAGGCAAGGTCAAATCGGTGAAGATGCCGTTTGGCTATATCGGGATTGCTTGGTTTGAGGAGCTAGACCAATTTGACGGCGCAGAGCAGATACGAAATGTTGAGCAGTCGTGCTTGCGTGGAGGTAACTGGTCAATTACATTCAAGAGCTTCAACCCGCCTGCAATGGCCCGCAACTGGGCGAACGGCTACGCTTTGCAGCCCCGCAAGGGAAAGCTAGTACATCATTCCACCTACAAAACAACGCCCGCAGAATGGCTCGGAGAGCGGTTTCTGGCCGATGCTGAATATTTGCAGCGCACAAACGAAACGGCCTACCGACACGAGTATCTGGGCGAGGTTGTCGGCAGCGGCACAGCGGTATTCGAAAACCTGAAAATTCAACCAATCACAGACGAGCAGTTGAAAACATTCGACAGAATCAAGCGCGGCGTTGACTGGGGCTGGTATCCTGACCCATGGGCATACAATGCAATGCACTATGACGCAGCGCGGCGCACGCTGTACATCTTCGATGAACTGACACGGCGCAGAACCAGCAACAGGGACACTGCGCAACTGCTTTTGGATAGAGGGCTGACGCGTGAGGATAAAGTCTGCGCGGATAGCGCCGAGCCAAAATCTATTGCTGACTATAACAAGTACGGCGTAAAGACGTTCCCAGCCCGCAAGGGGCCGAAATCGGTTCGGTATGGCACAAAATGGTTGCAAATGCTGGAAGCTATTGTCATTGACCCGGAACGATGCCCGGATACTGCAAAAGAGTTCAGCGAGTATGAATACGAGCGGGACGGCAAGACGGGTGAAGTGCTGGAAGGCTACCCGGATTTGAACAACCATCACATTGATGCAGTGCGTTATGCGATGGAAAGCACAGCGAACAAGGCGGGGGACACCGCCGAAACCAGATACAAGAGCATTTTCGTGTAAAGGCGGTGAGAAGACGTGAAAACATACCAAGATTTTGTAGCGGTTGGCGAGGACGAAAAAGCCCGCATGAGTTTCATACTTGGCGCAATCAATGAGTATAAGGCCGACCATAGCACACGCCTTGCAGCGAACGCCAACAAGTATTACCACGGAGAAAACCCTACAATCAACAAATACGAGAAAATCATTTACGACATGCAGGGCAAGGCGCACCGTGACATGTACACGGCAAATCACAAGATTGCAAGCAAGTTTTTTGGCTTGGTCGTAGACCAAGAAGTTTCGTATTTGCTGGGCAACGGCGTTTCATTTCAGGAACCGGAGACAAAAAAGGCGCTGGGTGCGACGTTTGACGAAGATATTATGGACGCTGCCCGCCATGCTTTGATTGACGGGCAGTCTTTCGTGTTTTGGAATCTCGACCATGTGCAGGTGTTCGCAGCAGAGGAATTTGTTCCTCTATACGACGAGGAAGACGGCTCTATTAAAGCCGGAATCCGTTTCTGGCAGGTGGCAGACAATAAGCCGCTGCGCGCCACGCTGTACGAGCTTGACGGTTACACAGAGTATCTAAAGCCCAAAAGCGATGATATGGCGATTCTCAAGCCGAAACGCGCATACAAGTTGAAGCTGCGCACCAGCGAGGCAGACGGCACAGAAATTTATGACGGTGAGAACTATCCCGGATTTCCTATTATCACGCTGAAAAACGGCGAGAAGGCCCACAGCGAGCTACAGGGGCGACAGAATACCATTGACGCGCTCGACCTTGCTAGCTCCAACATGGTAAACAACGTTGACGAAGGCAACCTGATTTTCTGGGTTCTGACCAACTGCGGAGGCATGGACGAGCAGGACGACACAAAGTTCATTGAGCGTCTGAAAACGACCCATGTAGCCCATGCTGACGGTGAAGAGGGCGCGAAGGCCACGCCACAGAGCATCGAAGCGCCGTTTCAAGGCACGCAGGCGACTATTGATATGCTCACCAAAAAGTTATACGAGGACTTTCAGGCCTTTGATTCTGCCGCTGTCAGCGCTGGCAACCAAACTGCAACGGCCATCAAGGCCAGTTATGTGCCACTCGACCTGAAAACGGACAAGTTTGAAAGCTGCGTAACGCGCTGCATCAAGGGCATTTTGGCGGTTGCCGGTCTTGATGACGAGCCGACATACACGCGCAACCAGATTATCAACAAGCAGGAAGAGTCGCAGACGGTCTTGCTCGGAGCAGAATATTACGACGACGAGTACATCACGCGCAAGCTATTGACCATTCTCGGAGACGCAGACCAGTACGAGGATTTGATGAAGCGAAAGGCGGCAGAGGAGGTAGACCGTACAATTACCAACCAGCCACCTAACGAGCCGCAGAACCAGCCGGGAGAAGGAATGAACGGCAATGGCGAAACCTGATTATGCCCACAGAATGACCGACGCCGAGCTTGCACAGCTTGAGCGTCGCATTTCTGCTATATACCAACAGGCAGCAGACGAACTGTCAGACACGGTAAACGCTTACTTTGAGCAGTTCGAAAAGCGAGACGCAGCCATGAAAGAAAAGCTGGATGCAGGCGAAATTACAGACCAGCAATACAAGCAATGGCGGCTTGCGCAGATAGGACGAGGCAAGCGTTTTACGGCGCTGCGGGACAAGGTGGCAGAAAGATACACTTATGCCAATGCAACGGCTGTGGCCTATGTCAATGACGCCACGCCGGGCATTTACAGCTTGAACCGCAATTACGCTGCTTACAAAATTGAGCAGGTTTCCGATAAAGCAGATTTTACGCTGTGGGATGAGCAGACTGTGAAACGCTTAATCGATGAACAGCCTGACTTGATGCCATATTACCAGCCAAAGCGTGCATTGCAGCGCGGCATTGACCTGAAATACGGAAAGCAGCAAATTACAGCTAGTGTCACAAGCTCCATTCTGCAAGGCAAAAGCATACCGAAAATAGCCAACGACCTGCAACAGCGTATGCGGGATATGAGCCGTGCAAGCGCTATCCGAACCGCCAGAACGGCAGTCACAGCGGCGCAGAACGCGGGACGGCTAGATACTTACCGCGCCGCACAAGACATGGGCATAAAGCTCAAAAAGCGCTGGCTGGCAACGCTGGACAACCGCACACGCCACGCCCATGCAATGCTTGACGGCCAGACAGTAGACGTTGACAAGCCATTTAAGGTTGACGGTTACGAGCTTATGTATCCCGGTGATACTTCTGCCCCGGGCTATCTTGTGTATAACTGCCGATGCACCCAAATTGCAGAGGTTGACGGCGAGGATACAAGCAGCGGCGGCAGACGCGCCAGAAACCCCAAAACGGGGGAATCTGTTCTTGTGGGAGATATGACCTATGCAGAGTGGGCGGGGTGGAAAAAACAGAACCAACCGAAAATGCCAAGATTCACACCCGCCACAACAATAGAAGAAGCACAGAAATACGCCGACAAATTTGTTGAAAGTTATAAGACCAAGTATAGCGGAAAGGTTGATTACAGCGGCATTGATATTGAATATGCGAATAAAATGAACCGCGCATTTACCGAAGTGCTTGAACAATATGCTGTGCCAAATAAGTTGCGAAATATCGTGCCTTTCAACATGAGAGAAAAGCGCTTCAAAGATACAACAGCAGAAGCTGCATATCAATGGGGTCTTTCTGATTTCTATTACAACAAAAAGTATTTAAAGTCGGCAAAGACAATGGCTGCGCACAAAAAAGAATATGCAGATTTACTTGAAAAAGTATTGCCAAACATTGACAAAGCAATAGAGATCAATGATGGGAAAAGCAACGCTACGGCAACATTGCAGCTGCGTTATCTAAAAGCCCTAAAAAACACTGGCAGGACAAATGTATTTGAGCCGGATGCCTACGGTACAACGATTCATGAGCTTGGCCATTACCTTGATGACCAAATTTTTACGAAGGCCGCAAAAGAATCCGGGCTGGATATTACAGAAAGCTTTAACAATTATTCTGGAAAAATTTCTGCATATGCGACAAGCAGTAGGCAAGAATACGTTGCAGAAAGTTTTGCAGCGTATTGGAAAGGCGAAAAAGATATAATTGACCCCAAACTGTTTGACTTGTTTGAAAGGCTGAAAAATGGGAAATAATGAATACATCATATATGATATTTTGGAACCGTTAAAGGCTATTGCAGAAAGTTTGAGCAATGAAAATCACACTTGAAGACCACAGCGCCGAGGTATTGGAAGCGCTAAACGCTGCTTGCCTAAAGGCACTTGAAGAATGCGGACTTGTGGCAGAGGGGTACGCTAAAAAGCTATGCCCTGTTGACACAGGCAACTTGCGCAACAGCATTACACATACTGTCAGCGACGGCGAAAAAGCCGCATATGTCGGCACAAATAGCGAATACGGCGTATACGTTGAGTGCGGAACCGGCATATATTACCCCGGCGGCAGACAAACGCCGTGGACGTATCAGGACGAAAAAGGCAATTGGCATCTGACGCACGGGCAACGGGCAAAGCCTTTTATCAAGCCTGCCGTTTCCGAGCACGGCGAACAGTACAAAAGAATAATCGAAGCAGAGCTGAAAGGCAAATAAGCCTCTCGGCTCTTTTTATTAGTGGTAATTGCAAATTTTGCAACTGCCACTTTTTTATACCCAAAAAATGTTTCCTTTCAAATTATCTGAAAGGAAACATTTTTACAAACTTTTTGCAAAAACAGCAAAGAAGCGCTGTTTTTATATAAAACGCAAATGTCGAAGAACTGACACCGAAGAAAAGGAGCGAAAACATTGGCTATTACTCGTAAGCTGCTGAAAGGTATGGGGCTGACCGAAGAGCAGCAGGACACTATCATTGAAGCCCACACTGACACCGTAAACGGTTTGAAAGCTGACATTGACCGCTATAAAGCCGATGCGGAAAAACTTCCCGGCGTTCAAAAGGAACTGGACGACCTGAAAGGAAAGGGCGATGACGGTTACAAGGCAAAGTATGAATCCGAGCACAAGGCTTTCGAGGATTACAAAAAGACCGTTGATGCCGAAAAGACGACCGCTGCCAAAGAAAAGGCAGTGGAAGCCGTGCTGAAGAAAATCGGCGTATCCGAAAAGCGCTTGCAGAGCGTGGCGAAGCTGGCAAAGGCTGACGGCCTGCTTGATGCGCTGGAGCTGAACGATGACGGAGCTGTGAAAGAGGCTGACAAGCTGGAAAAGAGCTTGAAGGACAGTTACAGCGAGTACATCACCACCACCAGCACAAAGGGAGCCGACACGCCAACCCCGCCCGCCAACAGCGGCGGCGCAAATCTAACAATGGCCGACATCTACAAAAAAGATGAAAAAGGGCGCTATGTCATGGATTATGAAGCACGCCTGAAAGCCATCGAAGAAAATCTGAACAACCAGAACACATGAAAGGAGCCTTAAAATGGCAGCAACTAAAGTTGAAACCATGACCACCCCCCGCGACAGTTTGCCCAATGTCTACACCGGCGTGACTGCTCGCGAGCTGGATTTTGTGACCCGCTTTGCCGACAACTGGGAGGCACTGCGGGAAATCTACGGCATCATGCGGCCCATCCGCAAGCAGGCGGGCACCTCGCTGGTGTCTTACACAGCTAGCATTGCGCTGGAGAGCGGCACTGTGCCCGCCGGTGCTGTAATCCCCTATAGCAAAACCACTATCACCCTGGCCACAAAGGAAGACATCACCCTGCAAAAGTACGCAAAAGCCGTGCCCATCGAGGATGTGGACAAGTATGGCGCGACTATTGCCGTACAGAAGTCCGACGATGCTTTCCTCACCAAGCTGCAAAACGAGGTGATGAGCAAATTCTACACCTTCCTGAACACCGGCAGCCTGACCGGCGAAGCTGCCTCCTGGCAGGCCGCTCTGGCGAAGGCACAGGGCGAGGTGCTGAACAAGTTTGCCACCATTCAGAAGGATGTGACCGAAGTAGTCGGCTTTGCGAACATCCTGGATGCTTACGACTATCTGGGCAGTGCGCAGGTGACCGTGCAGAACGCTTTCGGCCTGACCTACATCAAGAACTTTATGGGCTATAGCACCCTGTTCCTGCTGCCCGCAACTCAGATTGCCCGCAACAAGGTCATTGCAACCCCCGCTGAGAACATTGACCTGTACTATGTTGACCCCTCTAGCGAGTTTTCGAGCCTGGGCCTGACTTACACCGTGAGCGGCGAAACTCCCCTGATCGGCTTCCACGCTCAGGGCAACTATGGCACTGCTGTGGGTGAGAGCTTTGCGGTTATGGGCATGGCGCTGTGGGCCGAGTACCTGGACGGCATTGCGGTTATCACTGTCAATCCTGCTGCGGCTAAAGCCGCTGTAAACACCAAGGGCTGATAAAAGGGGGCAGCGTAATGCTTGAAGAATTGATGCGAGAGTGCCGGAACTGGTTTAAGGTCCCAGATGGCGCGTACAGCGGCACATTTACCATCAAGGACGGCAGCATTACGCTGCCTTTTTTAGTTGATGGGCAATATTTCCGCATTATCGGGAGCGTTTTCAACGATGGCGTGCACCAGTACGGTGCTGGCGGCTTGACCGATGAAACGTTTGACGGTGCTGTGTGGGCGCTGGCTGTGCCAGCTGCCTTTATTTCTCTGGTTGAGGATGTGGAAGCATGGCGCAACAAGTATGAGAGCGCTGCAAACAGCCCGTTTCAAAGCGAGAGTTTTGCGGGGTATAGTTACACCAAATCGAGCGCGAACGGCGATTCTGGTGGTTCTGTGACGGGCTGGCAGGGTGTGTTTGCGTCCCGGCTGAACAAATGGAGAAAGCTATGAGCCTTTTAGATGATTTTTCGCATCGCTGCATCATCATGGACAAGCTGACAAAGCCTGACGGAGAAGGCGGCTATGTTACCGAGTGGAGAGAGGGCGCAGAGTTTGCGAATTACGTTGCACTGGACAGCAGCCTTGAAGCGCGGCAGGCTGAAGCGCAGGGTGTGACCAGCGTGTATACCGGCATTGTGCGTAAAGATGTGCCCATCGAGTACGGCAGCGTGTATAAGGACGTGACGACCGGGGCATATTTCCGGGTCACGAGCCGCCCGGAAGAAAAGCAAGCCCCTGCAAGCGCTTCTCCTATGCTGAACGGCTTAAAAAGTTTTACGGCTGAAAGACTGCGGGAGGGATTGCCTACATGACAAAGGGCGCTGCATTACAGCAGTTTTTCGGGCAATTTATGACCGCATACGCCAGCAACGCCGTGCCGGATGACGCTGTACTCCCATACCTGACCTATGATGCTGTGATGGATACTTGGTCAAATTCTGTATCTATCACAGTAAATATGTGGTTTCATACCACATCCGAAGCTGTGCCAAACGCAAAGGCGCAAGAGCTTTTGACGGCTCTTACAAAAGGCGACCCGACTTTGCCGTGCGATGATGGGATTATCTGGCTCAAACCCGGCTCACCGTTTAGTCAATCGCTGGCAGATGACACAGACAAAAACCTAAAACGGCGGTACATCAACGTGACCGCCGAATTTTTATGCCTAAATTGAGGTGAAAGCATGAAATTTACTCGTATTCCTGAATCTGCGTTTAAGGAACTGGTCTTGAACGCAGGCTATCTTGCAACTACGTTTGACCCGACTGCCGGTACTGCGCCGGAAGAAAGTGCGCTGCTGGGCGCCACGACTGGCGGCATCAACTTTACGGCTGTGCCAAGCTTTACCGACTTCGGCGAGGACATCGACAACTGTCCCAAGAACATGAAAGAGCTGAAGCAGATTGAATCCTGGGAAGTCAAGTGCAGTGGCACTTATGTTTCGGCATCCCCTGCCAATGTAAAAAGTATGCTTGGCGCAGCAGAGGAAACAACCACTTCCAAGGTTTCCAAAATCACGCCGCGCAACGACCTGAAAGACAGCGACTTTACCGATTTGTGGCTGCTGTGCGATTACTCTGACAAGCACGGCACTACGAACGGCGGTTTCTGCGCCATTCACATGATGAATACGCTGTCTACCGGCGGTTTCAGCTTGCAGACGGGCGACAAAGAAAAAGGCCAGATGAGCTTTGAATACACGGCGCACTACTCCATTACCGCGCAGGACACTGTGCCGTGCGAGGTGTATATCAAGGCCGGAGAGGATGAAGCATAATGCGGATTTTTTCTGAACTTAGCACTGACGAAGCGCTGGAAGTCGTTTTGCAAATCGCGCAGCCCATCACAAACCTGATCGATGATGAAGCGCTTGTAAAAGAGATGCAGAAAGTGATGCCGAAGGGCGAAACGACCCGTATTGCAATGCAGCGTTTCGGCCTTGCGAAAATCGTTAAGCTGCTGAACATTGCGTTGAAGCAGCACCGCGAGGACGTGTACGCAATCCTCGCACCGTTCAACGGCATGACGGTGGAAGAAATCGGCGAACAGAATTTCCTTATCACCTGCAAGCAAGTTTACGACCTGTTGAACGATAAGGGTTTTGTTGATTTTTTCAAATCGTATCTCGGTGGCGGGCAGAACAAGTAATCCCTGTACTGCTGAAAATGCCGAAACTGAGCGCAAAGGCGCTTGTGTCGGCGCTGCCTTACGCTTTAAAAGCTGATTTTGAAGAACAGATGTACAAGGTGTACATGACAGACAGCGCGTGGAGCCTTGTAGTAGCTGTGACAGGCGTAACGGACAGGCCAGCGAGATATATTGACATTATCCACCCGCCCAAAGTAGATACGCGGACACCAGAACAGGTGCAGGCGGGTTTCAAAGACTTTGCGGCGCGGCATGGATTGAAAGAAGCAGAGAAAAAAGCCGCCCAAACAGAGGGCGGCTAAACTTAGAAACAATTTTTGATAATGGCTTTATAGGTTGGCTCGTCAACTTCCAACAGGAAGCGCTTGCCGCTGTAACGCCATTGCGGGTCATCTATAAGCTGTATAACAACCTGATAAACGCCTTTTTGCTTGGCAGTCATTGCACCGGCAACCATGCCAGCACCACCAAACAAAGCACCGCCGACCATGCCGCGCATAACGCCGGAAGCCATAGATGTTTTGTGAGTTTCATCTACCACAGAGTAACCGGCAACAGTACGGCTGTTTAGTTCAAGTGCTGATAGACCACCAGCGTCCATAGAGACTTTGCCAAATGAAACAGACACCTTTTTGCCCATAAAATCACCGGCGATTACTGCATTTTTTGCTTTTGCCATAAAAAACACCTCCTATTGCTTAGAATACAGCAGATAAAGCAGAAATTCAAGAAGGGAGTGATAGATTGGACGTTTTTAACTTATATGCAAAATTAAGTCTGAACACAGACGACTATGAAAAAGGCGTTGAAAAGGCAAAAGGCGGCGCATCATCTTTGATGGACGTGTTCAGCGGTACGCTGCTTGGCAATGTCGTTTCAGACGGTTTGCGGACCGTAGCCAATGGGATTACGGAAATCGGGAAAACCGCTGCGAACATGGCCGTGTCGATTGGCAAGGCATCGCTGGACAGCTATGCGGACTATGAGCAGCTTGTAGGCGGCGTAGAAACGCTGTACAAAGATAGTGCGGGAATCATAGAGAGCTACGCAAAAGACGCATACAAGAATGTAGGTCTTTCAGCAAATGATTACATGGAAACATCCACATCGTTTGCGGCTGCTCTGGTTTCAAGTTTGGGCGGTGACACAGGAAAAGCCGCTGAAATGGCAAATACTGCAATTTCGGATATGTCCGATAACGCGAACAAGATGGGCACCAATATGCAGTCCATACAGGATGCATATAACGGATTTGCGAAGCAAAACTATACTATGCTCGACAATCTTAAGATCGGGTACGGCGGCACGCAAGCTGAAATGAAGCGGCTTATCAAAGAAGCTGCTGCCATGACGGACACGCAGAAAGAGCTTGGCGTAACGGTCGATTCAAACAGTATGTCCTATGCGAACATTGTACAAGCGATTCATGTCGTGCAGGCCAACATGGGCATCATGGGAACGACCAGCAAGGAAGCTGCAACTACAATTCAAGGCAGTACAGCGTCGATGAAGAGCGCTTGGGAAAACCTGCTGACGGGTATTGCAGACCCGGAGCAAGACTTTCAAGCCTTGGTGGACAACCTTGTTGACAGCGTTATTACTGCCGGAAACAAAATTATACCGCGCATCAAAGAAATTGTGCCTACTTTGATTGATGGCTTGAGCGAACTGGTCACACAGCTTGCGCCTTATGTGAGCAGCGTGATTATGGAGCTGGAACCGACTATTGAAGAGGGCTTGCAGGCTCTTTTTGGCGGGTTAAGCAGCGTAGCAAGCGAATTGCAGCCCATTGTTGCTGATGTGTTCTCATTTTTTGGCGATGCAATTATTTCCGGGCTGACAAGCGCGATTGAAAACTCTGACTTTTCGTTCCTGCTTGACATTTTTGACAATGTTAAAACAGCAGTTGAAGAAGTCGTGCCTGTAATTGAAGAAATTGCACCAGCGCTTGTGACGGTTGGTGCAGCTGTAAAAGGCTGGCAAATCGGTACGAAAATCCAAAAGATGGTAACGGCTTTTGACGAAGCCAAGGTTGCTGTTTCTTTGTTCAGCATGGGACTTTCTGACACGGAAATTGCACAGGGTGCGCTCAATGGCACATTAAAGGCATCCGAAGTTCTTGCCGGATTGCTTACAGGGAAGATTTCTCTTATGACGTTGGCACAGGCGGCAGCAGCAAAAGCGCAAGCCGCTTTTAATGCGGTTTTGGCAGCAAACCCAATTACACTGGTTGTGGTTGCAATTGGCGCACTGGTTGGCATTTTGGCTGTGCTGTATGCAAAGAACGAAGATTTTAGAAATGGCGTTAATGCTGCATGGGATGCGATTTCTGCCAAGATTCAGGAAGTCGTTTCATTTGTACAGCCTTATGTTGAAGCAGCTATGCAGGTTATTGGGCAGGCCGTTACGCAGGTCATTACAGATTTGACCCCAGTCATACAGAGCATCGGTGAAGCGTTCATCGCTGCATGGAACCTTGTACAGACTGTATGGGCATGGGCAAGCGCATTCTTTCAGGCTATCTTCCAGGCAATTGTGGTCATCTTTACGCCGTTTGCACCGATTATCAGCGGATTCTTTCAGGGCGCGTGGATTATCATTCAAAGCATCTGGAATGTTGCGGTAAGCTTTTTCCAGACTGTATTTGATTTGATTACCGGCGTGTTCTCTACGATTGACGCTGTGTTGTCTGGTGACTTTCAGAGCGCGTGGGAGTCGATTCAGGGCATCTTTGAAGGTGTGTTTGGCTTTTTCTCTACTGTCGGCCAAAACGTTGTAGAGGGCATCAAGGGTGGCATTTCGGCTGTTTGGGGCGGTCTTGTCAGCTTCGTGCAGGGCTTGTGGGATGGCATCAAGAGTATTTTTGTCATCAATGCAAGTGATGTGAAAAACAACATGGGGTCTGACGGTAGCCACGCAGGCGGCATGGATTATGTCCCCTATAACAACTATGTTGCAAATCTGCATCGCGGCGAGATGGTTCTTACAAGCGAAGAGGCGACGCAATACCGTAAAGGCAACGAAAACGCGGCTGGCGGTATGACGTTTAACATCAATATTAACGGCATTCAGTTTTCCGATGTGAATTCTATGGCACATGCGCTAGCAAATCAGATTTCGTATGAGCTTCAGGCGCAAAGCAACAGAAAGGCGGCTGTATATGCTTAATGGATTTTGGTTGGACGGCATTTGTAGCCTTGATGTTGGGATTCGGTTGCAAAGTGGAATTACTTTCGGCCAACCGACACCCAGGGTTACATCCACGACCATTTCTGGCCGCAGTGGAGATTTGACTGAATGGGATGGAAGCTATGGTAATGTTAGTGCAACTGCGAAATGCTTTGCGCTGACGGACACTGATGTAAGCGACACTTTACCAACGATTGCAGCTTTTCTGCGTGGAACTACTTTTAGCTATCGCAGGCTTGAAACAGAGGAAGAACCAAATGTGTACAGAATGGCGCGGGTAGTTAATTTCCCAGAAACTGATATCCGGGCAAACCACCTTGCGCCATTTACCATTTCGTTGGATTGCAAACCACAGAAATACTTAAAAGACGGCGAAAATGCTGTTGAAGTCAAAAGCGGTGATTCTCTGTACAATCCAACTGTATTCCCTTCCCTTCCGCTTATCGCACTAACCATTACTAGCGATGCCAAATTACAAGTTGGGGGCACACAAATAAGTGTTACAGGTTACACCGGGCCGATGTATCTAGACTGCGAAATGATGGACGCTTATAAAGAAGCGATAAACTTAAATAAATATGTAACTGCGCCTGAATTTCCCACTCTGGGGGCAGGAGCTACACAAATCAGTTGGAGCGGCGGCATTAGCAAGTGCGAAATCACACCTAGATGGTGGACGTTGTAGGAGGTGTAAATCATTAGCTATCCGAGATATTATGACGGCACGACGGGGCTTAAGGGCAACGGCGTGGGGGTGCTGCGGGATGCTGTGCGCTGCACCGTGACAGAGGAGCGCAACGGCGCGTTTGAACTGGAAATGGTCTATCCCATCACCGGGCAGTATTACAGCAGCCTGGCGCTGCGCGGGCTGATTCTGGCAAAGCCGAACCCCTACGGCGACGCGCAGTATTTCCGCATTTATAAAATCAGCCGCCCCATCAATGGACAGGTGACGGTCAACGCGCAGCACATCAGCTACGATTTGAGCGGCATCCCGGTGGGACCGTGTAAGGCGTTGAACGCAGTCGACGCCTTGCAGCAGCTTAAAAGCCATGCGGCGATAAGCTGTGATTACACATTCTGGACAGACATCCAGACGGTGGCAGACTTTGCCGTGGCCGTGCCGGGCAGTCTGCGCAGCCTGCTGGGCGGCGTGGAGGGCAGCGTGCTGGATGTGTACGGCGGCGAATATGAGTGGGATAATACCACCGTCAAGCTGCACAGCCAGCGCGGCACAGACCGCGGCGTGACGATCCGCTACGGAAAGAACCTGACCGACCTGACCCAGGAAGAAAGCTGCGCCGAGGTCTACACCGGCGTCTTCCCCTATTGGGTGGACAGCGACGGCAACGTGACCCAGATCACCGGCAACCCGGTGGTCAACGTGCCGGACGGCAAGTATGACTTTGTGCGGGTGCTGACGCTGGACGTGAGCCAGGATATAAAAGAGCAGCCCACCGCCGCGCAGCTGCGGCAGGCCGCGTTGGATTATATCGCCGCCAACAAGGTGGGCGTGCCGAAGGTAAGCCTGACATTAAGCTTCGCCCAGCTGGAACAGACCGCCGAATATGCCGACAAGGCCCTGCTGGAGCGGGTGTGCCTGTGCGATACCGTACACGTGCAGTTTGCAAAGCTGGGCGTGAGCGCGGATGCGAGTTGCATCAAAACGGTCTATGACGTGCTGCTGGAACGTTACGACAGCGTAGAGCTGGGAGACGCACGCAGCAACCTGGCCAACACCGTGGCCGACATGGGCAAGACCGTACAGAGCACCGTGAACAAGACGCGCAGCGACCTGGAACGGGCCATTGACCGCGCCACACAGCTTATCACCGGCAATCTGGGAGGCTATGTGGTGCTGCACAGCTCCACCGGCGCGGATGAGCCGGACGAGATCCTTGTGATGGATAAGCCGGAAATTGAAAAGGCTACCAAGGTCTGGCGGTGGAATCTGGCCGG